TAAACCAACAATTAAAAAATATTTGTATAATCACGTAAGATCACAATTTTTAAGAATAGACTTTGATGAAGCGGCGTTGGCCGTTTATCTTCCGGTACAGCAATTTAAGAAAGCTGGAACAAGTAAAGTTTATGCTGATAGTAGAGGAATGATTTAATGAAAACAATTAAAAGAATTATAGCAAAATTATTTGGCATAAAACAATGTCAATGTAAAGGTAAGTAATGGCAATTTTAAGAGGCGGGACAAGAATATTTGGCCAAGATATAAGAATTGGTCTTCCTAGAGATAACACTTTGACAACAGGTGGTATTTTAAAAAGAGCTTCTGAACTTCCAGGTAAAAGTATTGGTGCTAGTGAAAGCACAATAGGCCGATTTATGGCCAATATTGGTCAAGGTGAGGGTATGGCTAGACCTACTCGTTATCTGGTTAGATTTAATATGCCAAATAACATAGTTTTAGGTAACAACAGTGAAGGATCAGATAACGAAGAAATAGAAGCAAGAGCCGTAGCGAAACAAGGTATAAATGACATAGGCGGCCAAGAATTGGCAAGAACTGTTGGTATGATGTGTGAAAGTATTGAAATGCCGGCAAGAAGTGTTACAACAGCAGATAGTATCACTTATGGACCAAAAAGAAAAATGCCAACGGGTTACAATTTTCCAGGAGAAGTACAATTATCGGTTTATGGCGACAAGTTTTTAAGACAAAGAATGTTTTTTGAAACTTGGCAGAAAATGATTTTTGATATAAACTCACACAATATGAATTATTATGAAGAATATACAGGCTCAGTTGATATTATGCAATTAGGTTCATTTGAAGCCGAGAATGATAGAGATAGAGTTACATATATGGTTAGATTATATGAATGTTATCCACAAACAATTGGTAGTTACGATTATAGTTATGGTTCTGTGAATGACATAGTAAAATTACCAATTACACTGAATTACAGAAATTGGAGAAACTTAGGTATTGACCAAGTAAACAATTTTACAGTTGGCAAATCATTTGGTACTTTGCCTAAAATCAAACCATCACCTGGTTTTGGAGGGATATTTGGAGGCATACTAAATAGATTACCACCTGAATTGAAAAGAGCAGGTGCACAAGTGGTCAATACGGCGAAAAGAAATTTGCCTATTGGTCGAGTATTTGGCGGAAAAGTTTTTCCACCATTTTTATAATTAATATAGTAATAGTAATAAGGAGATATAATGACATTACCTAAAGTAGAGGTACCTACATATGAGTTGACTTTACCATCGCAAGATATAAAAGTTAAGTATCGACCATTTTTAGTAAAAGAGGAAAAGATACTTTTAATAGCTGCTGAAACAGGTGGCCAAAAAGAATTGGTGCAAGCAATTAAAGATATAGTTGACGCTTGTACATTTAAGAAAGTTGACGCAAGTAAACTGCCTATTTTTGATTTAGAATATTTGTTTTTACAAATAAGAGCTAAGTCAGTAGGTGAAATAGCAAAGATAAAGATTTTATGTCCAGATGACAACGAAACATATGCTGACATCTCAATTGATTTAAGTAAAGTTGAGGTTCAAGTAGATGATAGTCATACTAATAAAATAATGATTGACGAACAAAAAAACTTAGGTATTATATTTAAATATCCTACAATAGATAGTATTTCATTAAAGGCTGGCGAAGATGTTAAAGCAAATACAGAAACGTTGTTTTCTGTTCTTGTTGGTTGTATTGACCACATTTTTGAGGGTGAAAAAGTCTATCATTCCACAGACAGTAGTGCGGAAGAGTTAAAAGAGTTTTTAGAAAATCTATCACAATCAAACTTTGAAAAACTTAAACAATTTTTCGAAACAATACCAAAATTAACACACGAATTGGAAATAGAAAATCCTAAAACGAAAGTTAAGAGTAAAGTGACACTATCAGGTGTACAAGATTTTTTCGGATCAGCCTCTCCCATAACAGCCTAGAGGCCTACTTCGAAACTAATTTTGCTCTGATGCAACATCATAAATATAGCTTGAGAGAGATTGAATCATTAATGCCGTGGGAACGTGACATTTATGTTAATTTACTTACAAGTTATATTAAAGAAGAAAACGAAAAAAGACAGAGAGAGACACAAAAGTAATGGAACCAGTAATAGTAAAAGAAAACACAGAAAACACAGTAAAACCGGTATCTAAAGAAAATACGGTGACTAAAAAGGTTACTGTAGAATTAGAGGTTGATACTTCTGTAAAAGACTTAGGACCGAATCCATATGCTAAATTAATTCATCTGGCTAGAGCGGTAGACGCTTGGAGAATATTCCCTAGAATATTCATATCAGTATATATGGTGTTACTATATCAAGTAATAGTTTGGTATATGAACATGCCAACACCTACTATGGAACAATCAGGCTTAGTATCAATCGTAGTTGGTGCTGGTGCCGCATGGTTCGGTCTATACACAGGTTCAGGTTCAAGTAAAGGTAAAAAATAATGGCAATAGTAGCTACAGTACAAGATTTAGCGGAACAACAAACTGAAGAACTTGCAAATAAATTTGCTGGTATTTTAAAATCTGTTGTGCCTGATGTTACTAAATCTTTGTCAAAAACAGCTGAATCTTTTCAAAAAGCATTACTGACAGGTAGTAATCAGAAAATACAAACGGCTTATGGTAACTTAAAGACTTTTTTAAAGAACTTTGATGTGAGTATAGGCGATTTAGGTGAGGGATTTAGAGATACAGAAAAAGTATTTAAAAGTTTAACAGACCAATTTGCAGATACAGATGAGAAAATACAAGGATTAAGAGAAAAGAATATATTTGCTGAAAAAGAATTGTTTGTTAATAAAAAAAATAACAATTTAGAAGTTAGAGCTACAATTTTAACAGATCAACAATTATTTGAAAAAAGAAAGAAACTTTTAGCAAAAGAAAAAGACTTAAAAGATAAAGAAAAAGACTATTTAGATCAAATAAGAAGATTTCAATCAGGTGAAGATACATTATCTAAATCAAAAAAGGCAAACTTACTAAAAAACTTTCAAAACAACCAAGACGAAATCAAAAACACAGAGGAATTAAAAAAGTTATATTCAGGTAAAGGTGGTTTAGCTGTCAATCTTTTAGATAGATTTGAACGATCTTTAGAAGATAACGCTCCTAGTTTTTTAGTAGCTGCTTTTGCGCCAATCATTGATATAGCTAGACAATTTCAAAAAACATTTGGTTTATTAGTATCAGGAATTAAATCTACTGCTAAGTTTATAGGTGGATTATCTGAATCATTTAATTCAGTTAAAAAAAGTTTTAGTAAAACAATGACAAGTATAGGTGGCGGGCTTAAATCATTTGGTAAATCAATAAAAATGGCCTCTCTAGGATTGCTAAAGTTTGTTAAAAGAATTTTTCTAGCAGGAATGGCCTTGTTACTAGGTATCATAACACCATTATTACCAATAATAATACCTATGTTAGCATTCGCAGGCATAGTAACTACGGTAGTAGCCGGACTATATTTGCTTAAAAAAGGTTTAAACGCACTAGTAGATTGGTTTAAAAATAGTACCATAGGTAAACTGTTAGGTTTAGATGATAAATCACAGGAGAAAAAAGAAAAGAAAGATAAAAAAGATGGTACAGGCAAATATCAAGGCTTGGAGGGTGAAATGGATTATGGAGATTATGGAGATACAAGTTCACCTAAAGCTAAAGTTATAATAGAAAAACCTTTAATGCCAGCTAATACAGGTGACGCCGGTATCGCAGAAAAAGTGGCTCAAGATAATAAATCAGGTAAAGAAACTATTGGCGGTAAATATAATTTTCAAGACGGCGTATTCCAATATAACGGTGAAAATTTTGAAACTAGCAAACCACAGAAGGCAAAGAGGATCGCTAAAATAATAGGAGACCAAGTTAAAGTTGCAAAAGATAATAAATCAGGTAACTATGTTATAGTTAAAAAAGATATGGTGACAACTGAAAAACCTGACACAAAAATTATGCAAGGCGCAACTGGTGATATAGAAGGTATTACAGGATCTAAACAAGATAAATTTAAGAAACCAGATACTATTAAAAAAGATTTAAAAGGTGAAGGCACATCATCAAGTAATACTACAACAACAGTAGTTAATAATCAACCTACATCTAGTGAAACAAAAGTAAATAATACAAGTATGTTTACTCCTATTAATACAAGTTCAGGTGATAGTTATTTCGATAGACAAGCAAACGCTTCAAATTTTTAATAGATACCTAATTCTTTTTCAGTAAAGATTTTAAACTCCAAATCATTATCATTACAGTACACATCAGCGGCTTGCCATTTGGCTACATTTTTGATATACTCTAAACTCTCTCTCATAAATGCTCTTGACTTCTTTGTTCTAGGTTTAGGTTTTTTAGTTTGGGCGGCTGGTTTTATCTCTATCATAAAACGCTTGCCATTTTTTGTTTTTATGATAAAGTCAGGATAGTAACGGTGCCTCTTTCTATCAATAGGATTAATGTAAGGTATCGCCAATTCTTCACTTGCCCAATGGATTATATCATCATTCCTATCACAATATAACATAAATTTCTTTTCCCATCCGGATCTATAGACGATTCTTTTAGGATCGCCAGCATATTTGCTTGGATTGGTTGGTCTGTAAATACCTTTATACGATTGTCTTTTTTTCATTATAAATATTACTATACAAAGGTTATTTATCACATGGCATTAACAAACGTAGCAAATCATTTAAAAGGCATGGCAACAGGTCTTGCAAAAGGAATAAGAGGTGGAGTACCAGGTCTTATGAAATCGGTGTCTGGTAGTCAGGCAAAAGTAGCCGCTCAATTACTAAAGAAATCACCATTTGAAGTACCTGATTCCCCTATGGCTAAAGCAACAGCTAATCCTTTAGAATTCAGTCATGTATCCTATCCTAGAGATTTAGAATCTACAGGTTTAGGACATTGTATAATATTTTATGCTATGTCAAACTCTTATGAAGATGTAGAGGCTGATTTAAAATTTGGTGGTAGAGTTTCTGCTGCTAATATTATGGATGAGGTAGCCTTAACAGGCAATGCAGTTAAAAACATTAAAGGTTTAAATGGAAAATCATTCACGCCTGTTAAAAACAACAATTCAGTATTATCAAAAATAGTTAAAGCAAAAACAGCAACAGCAGCTATAGGATTGTACATGCCTCCTGGAATACAAGTTAAATATACTATGAGTTATGATGTTGAATCAACAGGAGCAATAGGCGCTATAGCGAAAGGTTTTGGCGCAGGTGGTTTAAAAGAAGCCTTAGCTACAGGTGCTGGGGGTGTTGCAATACAAACTGGTAAAAAAATAATAGATGAAGTATTTTCGGCATTAGGAGCAGGTAGACCGGCTCAACTTATAGATAAGTCTTTAGGTATTGCTGTTAATCCACATGAAGAAATGTTTTTTAAGAAACCAGATTTTAGAAGTTTTAGTTATACATTTGATTTTTATCCTAAGAGTGAACAAGAAATGGAAGATGTAAACAAAATTATATTTTTATTCAAGTATCATATGCACCCAAGTGTATCTGGTAATATTCATTTTAACGTACCATCTGAATTTGAAATACATTACGCTTATTTCGGACAAGAGAATGAATACTTAAACAAAATTAGCACTTGTGTGTTAAGAGATATGAATGTTGAATATGGACCTACTGAACAATTTAGCACATTTAGAAACAATCAAAAAGGTGCTCCACCAGTTCACACAAAGGTAACACTAGAGTTCCAAGAAACACAATTCATAACTAAAAAAGAAATTACTGAAGGATATTAATGTATTTTGCTAAGTTTCCAAAAATTATATATGACATACTAGGTGA